CTATAACCCCATATGTAAGATGGGATACTCCTTACCTTCTCCATCCAATTCCGATCTTCCCACAATATTAAAACCCATATATTTGTAAAAACCAATCGCTTGAGTATTTTGCTCATTTACATCAACTTTAGTCACTTGCAAGTTAGCTACCGCATACGCTACCAGCTGTTTTCCAATTCCTGCCCCCCGGCAACAGTTATCTACAAATAGCATTTCAAGATTACCATTCGCAATTCCCATAAATCCAACAAGCACTCCCTCTTGTTCAAACCCTAACAACATAACATATTGAAAATAGACAGGAAGTTGTTTCTTGAAATACAAGAAATCCTCTTCTTTTAGAAAATCATGGGTATTTAGCACCGCATTCTCCCAAATCTCTATCAAACGCGGATAATCCGTTTCTTTAATTTCTCTAATCATATATGGTAAAGTTAGAATGGTAAAGTTCAGAATAAAAAACATAACCTAAACAAGAACTTTAAAGACAATTCTTTTTCAAAGTTCTGCATAGTATATAAAAAAGCCTTCGATTATAATACAATCAAAGGCTTCTTCTGTAAGTATTTTGCGGTGCGTACGGGACTTTCGCATCTTTATGTTACTCAATTGATTACACGCCAAAATTTCAATGTACCGCAGTATGTACCACCTTGCGGGGTTAATAATATATTAGTTAAGTTATTGTATTGCTATTGCAGCTTTAATACATGCAATACTGTCTGCAATTCTTATACTATCTGCTATTTCAAACTCTGATCGAGTATTAACATTATCCCATGCAGGGCTTATATGTTCTTCTTCAAAGAATGCTTTCCCATTAGACGTTATGTATCTATACATATCTATGGACAATTCCTCACCCTTTACAAAGTTGATTTTTGATTGATTGTAGTTCATGTGAAAATGCTCTACCCTAGGCTTATCATTTTCGTCCATGAATAGACGCAGGATATGATAGCCGTAGAAAGATGCGTCTAGGCTATCAAGCTTGCTGTATTCAATATTTCTACCTCCGTTTATAGGATATTCTTTTTCAATCATGCTAATAGCTTTTTCTCGCAAATCAACCTTCGCAGATTTACTACACCCCATAACGCTAATAAGTAGTATTGCAATATATAAAAGCCTTTCCATATTATATTTTATTTCTATAATCTTAAATCAATCCAAATAACTAAATGATATCTCTGCAAACCCATCCTTTTACGAGAAATAACTTATGTATATCCTCTTTGTTTATGTCAAAAGGCGCATACTCTTTATTTTCGCTTTCGCATCGTATAGCATTTTGGTTATCTGAAGGTTTTAGGTATTTTACAACTCTGTATCCGTTTTTTGTCACCACTAAATAAATTCTCCCCCAATCTATAAAACTTTCCGTCCATTCCATTAGAATTAAGACTTGTCCGCTTTTGATGACAGGATACATAGAGTCTCCATAAGCGTTAATTGCATATTTACATTCAGAGAAGCCGGGCAATACAATGTCAACACAAGATTCATTTGGATCATCTAAGAATTGAACACCGCCCATAGAGCCGCTAACGGTTGGAAAGTATTTAATCACATTCTGTGGATTCGGTTGAGGCTTAATTATAGCACACGCTGATTTAAGCATTTCCCCTTCTCCTGTAAGAAGCCATATTGGGGATATATCCGTATATACGTTCAGAATAGACTTGATAATAGAAACATTAGGCTCACTTCCTCTCGAAAACAACGAACTTATGGTTGTTTGCGCTACCCCTATTGCTTCTGCAAAGCGTCTATCCGACACTGAGTACAAATCTATTATCTTTCTAATTCTCTGTAAAACAGATTCTTCCATATTTTATTATTTAGAATGATTCTTAATAACGAAAATGAGTTCATTTATTTGCGTTAAAATTTGCAGAGTAAACGAATTTGAGTTTACTTTGCATTCGTAAAACATCACAAACGGATACAGAAATGGCTGTTAGAGAAGCGTCCCTAATTCCTATCGTCGTATGTTTGATCGCTTGCAAAGATAGGCAGTCCTTTTCAATTATCCTACAGATGAGGCAATGTTTTACAGCAATAAAAGCGGTTATGTGGCAGTTTCCGCGAATGAAAGACATTTAAAAAAGCTCTATTCCGGTAATATCCTAACTGCCACTTTAAGGATATGAAAGAATAGGGCTTTCTTCTTTAGGAGGAAGAAAGATGTATGGGAAACCTTGAATTGATTAAAGAAACGATGAGTTCAATTGAAATAGCTGAACTCACGGGTAAAGAACACAAGAATGTAATGAGAGACATTCGCACTCTTTTAGAGCAAGGAGTACAAGAGCTCAATTTTGAGCCTTCGTTCATAATCAGGGACTTACCAAATGGAGGTAGCAAGCAAGACCCTTGTTTTAATCTTACCAAAAAAGGTTGTCTTATCCTCGCTTCCGGTTATGATGCGAAACTCCGTGAAAAGATAATTAACAGGTGGGAAGAACTTGAGATAGAAAAACGTAATGGTGGTTTTAAAGTTCCTTCATCCTTTGCAGAAGCGTTGAGGCTTGCCGCTGTCCAGATGGAACAGATAGAACAGCAGCAGAAACAACTGGAGGCCGACAAGCCTAAAGTTTTGTTCGCTGAGGCTGTATCTACTTCCCAGCGTTCCTGCTTGATATCAGAGCTTGCAAAAATTATCTCTCAAAATGGAGTATCCATAGGGCAGAATCGGTTATTTGCATGGATGCGCAAGAACGGTTATCTCTGCAATAAAGGCCAGTACTATAACCAACCTACGCAGAAGGCTATGGAAATGGGATTGTTTGAAATCAAAAAGACAACAATAACTAAGCCCAGTGGTGATGTCATTGTAAATACCACGAGCAAAGTCACCGGCAAAGGTCAGATATACTTCGTAAACAAATTCATAGGAAAGGAGGAACCGGATGTTAACCAACTTTGAAATAGACAAATTGGCTGAGGCTCTTAAAAGGAAGATGGGTGAAAAGGACGAGCTTTTGAACATCAAGCAAGTCGCTAACAAATTAGGTCTTACAGAGAATGCCATCCGTACCCGATGCAGCCGCGGCCAAATTCCCCATCATAAGAAGCATGGGAACCTGTATTTCTCTGAAAACGAGATAAAGGCCTATTATTTAAAAGATTGATATAGTCCGCTGTGAAGCGTGCCGAGTAATAGATAAGTAGTAACATTCCCCGCCACGGGATGGTGGGGATTTCAAAAGTCAAATCTAAAAATATAATATATGAATAAAATCAGCAAACAGATCATCCAGGCAATCCTTATTGCTATTGTGGTTGCCGGATGTATTTATTCAAGCAGAGTGGAATACACCGATGATGTGCTTTCCGGCATGAGTCTTGAAAAGTATCAATACATCCATGATCGTATTGCTCCGGCTTCGCAGTACGACGTAGCTCAGGAGTACATGAAGAACAAGAAGTTTTACGATTCCAAAACATATTAACCATGAAAATAAAGATTGAAGATTATAAGATTCCCCTTGATAGTAGAATTGTTTCTGTTGAAGCTATTGACAACAAGTTAATCATTGGATTTGAGCCTGAGCGTTACGGTGATTTCCATTGTGACTTGACGGATCATGTGGAAGAAATTCCCCGCATTGGAGACACTGCCATATTCTGGAATGACGAAGACCGTACGCGTGCTATTATCGCCCGTTTGTCGGATGATAATTCAAGTGATCTAACTGACGAGCATCCTTATAAGGCGGCTAACGATATTTGGTTCCAGAATGCTATACGCTTCCGCAGTGAGGATCAGTATCAGCAGATAACGGGTGTTACCTATGTCCACAAATAAATTGAAATCACGCCTCGATACGGTGTTCGCTATGTTCGTCCGGCTTCGGGATGCACTTCCAGGCGGCGTATTCAGATGTATCTCATGCGGCAGGCTTCTCCCCTTTGAGCAATCCGACTGTGGTCACTACATCAACCGTCAGCACATGGCTACCCGGTTCAATGAAAAGAACTGCAATGCCCAGTGCCGGAAGTGCAATCGCTTTGACGAGGGGAATATACAGGGCTACAGACGCGGTTTGATTGCCAAGTATGGAGAGCCTACCGTATTGATGCTTGAGGCGATGAAAAATCAGATAAATAAAATTTCAGACTTTGAATATCGCGCAATGATTGACTACTACCGAAAAGAGGTGAAGCGATTGAAGAAGGAAAAGCTAATTAGGTGATATGGAATTATGCAAAACAGACATGCAAGCATTAGAGCGCCTTCTCCGGCAATGCTCTGATAAGATTGAGAAATACGCACCGAAAACATCTCCCGATCAGGATTTGTGTCGTAGGTGCAAGAAGTTTATTAAGAAGTTGAACAATAAAAATAAATAGTCATGGCAATGCACACATGGTTTATATGTAAGATCCGTTACGAGAAGGTAATGGAGAACGGGATGAATAAGAAAGTGACAGAACCTTATCTGGTGGACGCACTCAGCTTTACGGAAGCGGAAGCCCGCATCATCGAGGAAATGACACCGTTTATCTCGGGTGAATTCACAGTATCAGATATCAGTCGTGCCAACTTCAGTGAATTGTTCCCCAGCGAAGAAGAAGCTGCCGACCGCTGGTTTAAGTGCAAACTGATTTTCATTACCCTGGATGATAAAAGCGGTGCCGAAAAGAAGACATCAACCTATGTACTTGTACAAGGTGCCTCAACAGAGGATGCAACTACCAAGTTACATGAAGGGATGAAAGGCACGATGGCCGAATACCGTATCGGATCAGTCGTTGAAACCCCTATTATAGATGTGTACCCTTATGGCAAAGAAGAAGGAAGTAAAGAGGTGTGAGGTAATTAAATGCCTTAACTGTTGTCGGTCTTCTGATCCATTCGGGATGCCTATCGTAGTCACCTGCTTAGTTTTAAATCGGAAATTGGTTGGCGAAGCCCTCCGCCGCTGCCAGTTCTATGAAGCAAAAGGCAATGTTCGACAAGATGGTAATAAAGGCAAGAATTGACACTGCCGATATTGACACTATTGTCCTGCGCAACTATCTGGAGCAATGTACGGAAGGCGACGAGGTCTATTATAAGTCAACGGCGTACGCCAACTTCGACGGTTGCTTCATTGAGGTCCGCGGGAATCAACTGCGGTGTAAATGTTCAATTTGCAAGTTATGGAGTAAAGGCCGTACCGGAAAACTGGACAACAGTCGCCCGATGACCTTTGCGATGGCAGTCCGGACAATCAGAGAGCTTCTGTTAAGGCTTTCAGTAAAGCCGGAAAACGCTGTAGTTACCTACTACGAAATCGGTATCACCATGAAGATGAAGCTACCGGCGGACGAGTATATAAAGCAGGTCCGGGAAGCATCCGGCCGGATACTATGGAATGATGCCAACTACCCCGAAGCCAAACAGAAGACAACGGAGAAAAGCAAATATTTCCGTAAGGTGCTAAAGATTTATGATAAGACCTTTGAAGCCGGTGAAAAGGGGCGCCGGGTTGGTGCCAATATATTGCGCATTGAAACGGTATACAAACATCAATCCGTCCCTTTGACTGAACTAACAGATAATTCCTTCTTGTCCAAAGTTGGCCGCATCTTCTACAAGGACTGGTCAGAGATAAACTTTGTAAGAGAGTTGTCCGCTATGAAGGGTGTAAAGATGTCCCAACTTGAAAAAGCGCGTGAGATACAACGTATAGGCGTGACGCGCTACAAGGAACGGTACAAGAAGATGTATCTGGATGGTGCGCTCACCAAAAAGCAGTGGGAAACGATCCGCAATTTTGCCCGTAGCTGGCCGACAGAGCGCGTGAAGTATGTGGAAGAGGTGGGCGAATTGGAACGTGAATTTAAAGACCGTCTTTTGGCAAGTTACCAGGTTGGGATATTTACGCCAATTCGAAGAAAATAG